TCGTGTTCGCCGTCCCACATCGTGTTCTCGCCGACAAGCCCCGTTTTGTCGATGGTCTGAACCCGAACCAGCACTTTTTCAACGTACCCGTACACGTACTTGTCATGTCCGCGTTGCGGCGTGGACGTGCCTTTGCCGATTGAGTAGACGAGGTCGACGCTTTTGTCTTTGAACACGCGAAGAAGCGGGTAGTCAGGCTCGCCGTAAGCGATAATGTAGTTGGGCAGTGCTTCGTCGTCCAAGTATGTTTCTAGGTAGAGTTTGGTTCTGTACCTAGCCTCCTCCACGGTTGAGCTCGCGTAGTTTGCGCCTGTCAAGCCATGAAGCGCCAGAAGCGTCAAGTCACACTCTCGATAGTAGAAACTGTCGCCAATGGAGTGTTCGCGGATTGCTTTAACTTCGTAGTTCCTGTCGTCAACTTGTACTTCGTCGCCTTCCAAGAATCCGTCTGTAGTTACGCCTAGCGCGTCTGTGCGCACGTATGTGCCAGGCGGCAACAGCGAAGTCGAAGAGCCTTTCGCGACCACTATCATTTCAACAGTGCTTTCGCTGAAGCTTTTGGCGTACCAGCCCGTTGTAGAGTCTCTAGTGCCTAACCCTAGTTTTCGGCGTGTGACTTGAAGATGCATTGCCAACCCCTAGACGGTTTGGTCAACGTTTGTGGCGGCGCTGCCGATGTTCTGTGCTCCAGTCCCGTAGCTTGCGCCTGCCGTGTCTCCGACGAACACGTTGCCCATGCAGCACAGGTAGTTGCAAGCGTTGTCTGCTTCGTAACCATACTTCATTTTGTTGGCTGCCGTGCGAACGACGGATATGTTGCCGTTTATGGCTATGTGGTCTACGCCGACAAGTTTTATGCCGCTGTAGGTGTTGGTTGTTTTTTGGCTGCCGTCAATGATGATGTTGTTTGCAATAGTCCATGAGTCGGCTTCGTCATTCATGTAGATGCTGTTCACCTGTTCCAGTTCGAAAGTGTTTTCTGCGATTACGCCGCCTCTCGTGTCGTGCCCGTCTATTTCGACTGCTCCGTTTCCGCCTGTCGTGTTGTTGTCGTAGAAGTGGTTTCTGAGTATTCGGCATTGAAATATCGGTTGATTTGTCGGGGAATCCATTAAGATAGCGTTGTAGGTGCAGAGTTCTATGAAGCACCTTTCAATGAAGACGTTCCAAATTCTATTGCTTGCGTGGTTGTTGTACGCTCGTATTCCATATTTGCCGCGAATTATGCTTAGGTCATCAAGAAAAGTGTCGCTCGCGCTTTGGGTGTCGCAAACGATGTCTATCACAGGGTTTGTGGTCAGCAAGTTTGCGCCGTCAAGCCACATCTGATGTAGTCCACTGTGATAACTTTTGCCTGATGTGGGATAGTCAAACTTGAATATCGGCGCGTCCGTCATTGCCGTAATGTTAGTCGTCAACACCGTGTAGTCAGTGTCCATTCCTGAGCCTCGAATGCCCCCGTAAACGTGGATTGCAGGCCGCATGTTGATAGTACCGTTCACATAGTAGATTGCTGGCATAAGAAAGATTGATCCGCCCGTGCCGAGGCCTGCAGAGCCGTAGAGTTCGAGGATTTTGTCGTTCATCAAACCTTTAAAGTCCGTATTTTCCGTTCTTTCGCCCGTCAAACCGTTCCGTGCATAGTAGACTCCTGAAGTCTTCCATATTACATAGTTGTATGCTTGCGTTGGTGTTCCCGCGCCCAAAAGCTTTTCAACGTCGGCACCCCATTGTGGACTGATTGAGTCGCCAAGGTTTACTGGCCCGTAAAAACTGCTCATTTTTGTGTTTTCCCTCCTTCTTTTGTCATTAACTTAATGACTTTGAAAAATACTTTTGAAGTTGTTATGCTTTAGTCGGGTAAACCGTGAAGTAGTACGGCACTCCGCCAATGTCAATTTCAATGTCTTTCTGAGCGCCACTTAACGCGGTGGGTGCGCTGTTCTTAGGATTCTTGATGATGTTGTTTAAGAAGTCAAAAGCTGTGTCACTAATTTTGTATTCGTCTGTTCCGCCTTCCTTTTTGATGTAGATGTAGCCATCGCCAAGACCTAGACGGTAGGCCACGTTTCCAGTTTGAACGAAATACACTTCAGGCGTTCTATGTTCAGCTCCAGCATTGTAAGCTGAATTTAGCATTAACGCATTTTCATTTAGGTGAACTAGCTTTCCAGTGGCTCCAGCGTCAGATTGGACAGTCCATTGTTCCGTGTAGCAATCTAGCAATGTTGCTTTTCCAGTTTTAGTGATGATTGAAGGGTTAGTGTTGTTCTCTTCAAAGCAGTTGGCCAAGGTGTTGCCGAAAGTGTTGATGTACCAACCAGAAGTGTTTAGGCTTGAGTCAAAATTGTGGAAGTGCTGGTTGTCGCCGTTGACGATTTTTACGCCAGTGGCTAGCCACTTCGCCATTCCAGTGAACTCGTTGCCGTTCGGCGTGTATGTTGCCGCGCCTATCTTGTTAAGCAGAACTCCAGTTGAGCCAACAGTGACGGCTGTGTATGGTTGCCCCAGAATAATCACGTTGAACTTGTTATAGTAACATCCTATGATGTCGGTTTCCAGAGAAACTTCCAGAGCAGTAGCGTTGGCTTTCACGTTTCGGAATGACGCGTTGTGTCTCGTAGCACAACAATCACGGACTTCTAATCCTAGTTTTGCCGTGTTATTCAAGTCTATCACAGCATCATTTAACCCTGCAAAATATGGCGGCCTGTTATACTGGTTTTCAATGTCCAAGTTTCTGAATAGAAACATGGGGTCAAGATCGTTTATGTTGGTGGTGAAGTTCCAGCCGTTAGCGTTTAACTTGATATACTTATTGTTAATTGTTATAGTGTCGGACAGAGAGACTGTTTCTGTTCCTTTAAGGTTGATTATCCCATAGGACCCGCCAGGCACGTTGGCAATAGCCACTTTTAACGCGTCAGTTGCATCATCGTAGTCGGTGCTTGCTACGTTAGGCACGGACGACTCTACATAGTAACGATCAAGCAGTTTATGGATAGAATAGGATGCTGGGATAGAACCTTCAACCGCGTTCGCCCATTCGGGACTAATCAAATCCTTCAATTTTGCTGGATTATACATTTCTTTTTTTTCCTCCTTTTTGTCACTTACTTAACGACTTTAAAAACTGTTCTTTCAGCTTCTCGAACAGTGGATCTGTAACGCCGAAACGGGTGTAGCCAAACCTTGGAGGCGAAGTAGCGGGGTACATCCCGAAAGAGGCTTCGCCGAAGTGGGCTACGCCGAAAAGGGCGCGGTCAGTGACGGCTGTGAATCTTGCCTTGTCCATTTTGGCGCAGAAGTGGATGCCGAAGTTGGAGCGTCCAAACCGTGCTGTGCCAAAAACCGCTGAATCCTTTTCCGTTTTTAAGTCACCTCAAAACTTCTGCCGCGCAACCGCATCAACCCGTCATTCACAAGTTGCATGAAAAGTGTGTACTGCGTGTCGTTCGCTATTGCACTTACGGACATGCCGCCGAAAGCAATGTTTGGGTCTTTCTCAAGGTAGGAACGCAACAAAAGGGCTGACAGGTTCTTAATGACAGGTATTTCGTCGTCGTTTGCAGTGAGACTTGCGGCGCCAGCAGCGGGCGTGAAACTTATGGAACGTCCCGTCTGCGAGTTAATATGGTCTACCGCATTTTTGACTAGGTACTCCATATTAACCAAAGTGATGTCGCTGACTGTTTTGTTGTTCTCATCTAGAATTCTCTGTGCAATATTTGTTACTATAGTCATGTTTTATTCACCAACCAACGTCCTGACCTTGCGTACGAACACGTCATGCAACCACGGGTTCTCAGTAACCTTCACCGTTCCAGGGTCTTCCTGCAAGACAGCAAGAAGTTTCGCCTTCAACTCATCGTTTTGGACGCGTGGAGCAACCGCCTCGGGCACTACGTTAACTACAATTCTGCTTACATGTTTAGGTTTACCGAAGTCGTCTTCAATCATTCTTAATCACCACCATTCAAACTTGAGCGATGAATTCTGCCACGGTGAGAACGTACTTCTGCAACACCAGTACGGGATAGAGCCAAGCAGGTCTAACTGCGTTCAGAACCATCCAGTAAGTCTCATAGTTTCGGGGCAACACCACGCCTGCAGGGTTGACGCAGTCAGCGAACACGACGTACTTCTTCGTCCTTTTCGTTTGTCGCAGGTTAGTCTTCGCCTTGGTGAGTATGTATATGAGGGTCATGAGGACTTTACATGTGGCTTTCCTGAGTTTTGGTGCGAAGCCGTCGCTTCTCACCATGAGCCAATAGACGTTGTATTTCCGCGGCAACACTATGCCTTTCGGGTCTATCGAGTCAGCTTGCACATGTAACGCCATCTTCCGTTCGAGTTCAGTCCATCCTCTTTGTTTGTAATGTAACCTTCGACGGTAACATGTCAGGCAGGTCAGGTGCGTCCTGCGCAATGGCATGTGATGGGCAAGCATGTAGTAGAGGTCGCATAGGACGTGGCATTCCAGTTTAGGTATCCACATCCAAGGCGGTTCGCCCAGTGAGCGACTGCGCATGTTTACCTCTTCTTCTGCGATGTCACGTAGTTCGGGTCAAGTTCCCAGCCTAAACATTCGTCTGTGCCGTTGGCTAGAGTTTTGAAGTGTAACTGGTCTGGCGGGCACCTGCACACGCGGTTTCGCGGTCGTTCCAGTCGCAGTATGAAGTGTTTGCAGGTGAAGCACCAGCGGGTTATGCCAAGTGCGTAGGTATGCTTGAATTGTTCCCGAATCTTCTCCTGTGTTTCCAAGTAGGTGTCTACTTCTTGTTTATGCCTTAACCTTTCAAGTATTCCCAACTTTACGTTTCTCCTCTGTGCCACATGTACTTTCTCGGGTAACGTTCGCCTTCCATGGGCTTAACTAGGATTGGCACTTTCATGATGTACTTGTCGTGGATGCTGCAGTAACGGACTCGGTGCATCACGTCTTGGCCTTCGTTTGGGTTGTTGTCGTGGATGCCCAGTGGCCATTTCAAGTTTAAAGTGCCTGATAAATTGTCTGGAAAGTTGGTTGTGGATACATTGCAGTCGCTTGGTTTGGATCCTTCTGAACAGTAGAGGTGACAGTCGCAGTCTGCCTCTTCCTGTCCTTCATGGAAGTCATGGATTTTGCCGCATCGCGGACACTTTCCAAGTCTTCCTCCAATAATAGCGGTCATTTCGCGTCACTTAGGAGGCATTCCATTCCACATCTGGGGCAGACAATTTTCTTCGGGAAACGGTACGCGCGTGTTTTATCTTGTGGTTTACACATTTTATTTTCACTTAGGATAGGTTTTCATCTGAGAAAAAGGGGGAGTTGAATGAACGTTTCATTCAGGTTATGGTGTTTCGGTTATGACGCCGATGCTGTCGTTGTAGATGCTTACGCTGTCTTGGCGGAAGGTTACGACTGCGCCTTTCAAGTCGCGGACTGGGTTGCTGTAGTTTTCTATTCTCATCCACCGTTTGCGTCCTGTGAGTAGGGCGTATGCTTTGTCGAACATGATGCTTACGCATCGGGTGAATGTGCCTGAAGCGTCGTCTGTGTAGTGCAGTGTCGGGTCGGTGCGCCAGATAATGTTGCATCCGAGCAATCTTTTTGGTAAGGCGTCAACTATGACGTTGTAAGCGAATGGTTCACTGTAGGTGCCTGCGGCTATGAGTGTGGTTGTGACGATGCTGTGCCAGAAAGCCTGCGGCGTCAGTATCAACGTGTTTGGGAAGTATTGGTCGTCCGTGATTTGCCTATGCAAGTCTACTAGGTCAGTGGTTCCAGCACCTGTGAACATGGTTTCGGCAGCGTTTCCTGAAAGTCCGCCGTTTACGGTTCCGTCGCCGTCTGTCGCCGTCTTCAACACTGTCAGGGCTAGGTTGCTTGCGTACTCGCCGATTTCAGCGCCCGCGTTGCGTATGTGCAGATCCAAAAGGTCGAATTGACTGTCCTCGATAAGGTCGTTTGCGAGCGGAAAGTTGATGCCGTAGATGTTACTGTAGTCCAAGTTTGCATAAGTCGTTGCCTTTGTTTCGTCAGGCATTATCGCGCCTGAACTTGTGGGCATGACGACGAATTGTCCGTCTGCCTCAATGTCCACACGAACCAGTTTGCCTTGGCCTTGACTGTGATCCAGCACTGCGATGCTGATGTCGCCTGTAATGTCTGCTTGCTTTGCACTGTCAAACAACATGGTGTGAATCTTGGTGGGGATGAGGTAAGCTGCGCCTGCGATGCCAGTTGTTCCTGACGAAGCCAGAAACTCTTTAACCATTCTTGCGAATGGGATGCTCCTGACGGATTCAGCGATTTGAGTTTTGTCCTCAGCACTTAGTTCTGCAATGCGTTGTTCGCGTTGGGTTTCGCCTGTGCCGAAAATGTCGAATTCGCTAGCGTCAAACACGCTTCTTGCTTCAAGTTCCTGTGTAACTTGCTTGGCTGCTTCTAGTTCCTTAGTTTTGTCGACGAGTTCTTTGAGACTCAGTACCATACGCGGTCACCTTAGAGACTGTGACCAACGTGGATTAGCACTTCGTCACTATCAGTGATTTGCGTTTGCATAGCCATGCCTAAGGTGTGGCTGTCGCCAAGGAACATCGCGTTGAAAGCATCAGTGTAACCTGTGACTGCGTGGGTGCAAACGACGACTTGTACTATGCTGTTCATGACGCCTATGCCTGCCGTGACAACGTGAATGGTTGAAAGTCCACTCCAAAACTTCACGATTCCATGAAGCATCACGGGGATTCTTTCAGGCGCTCCCACTGTGGCGTATTTGAGTGCTACGCCGATTGCGTCTCCCATTACGGTGCTTTGGGCTACGCTGATTCTGCCTGCGACTGTGGTTCCGAACTTGACGCAACTGCATTCAAGGACTGTGCCGTCTGGATAGCATGGGACTATGAGGGTGCCTTCAGTGGCCCATATTCCGCCTTCTTCTTGTGGCCAGTAATCTGTCATTGTTTTATCTCTCCTTTGTTGGTTATTTTTTTGGTTTCAGACTTTCGTCTGAGTAATAGACTCTCGTCTAGTTACCGTGAGAATGGGGGGAAAAGCGATTACTGTTGTCCAGCTTCAGTTAGTTTGTAGATTGCGTCGTCGTAAAGTGTTACGCTATCTTGCCTGCATGACACGACTGCGCCTTCAATGATTCTTGTGGGGTTACTGTAGTTTTCGATGCGCATCCACCGCTTTCGCCCTGTTAGTAATGCGTTGTTCCTGTCAAAGACTAACGTGACGCATAGGGTTGGAGGTGCGGCAGGCGCATCTGTGACGCCGCGCACATACCCGCCGTGTAGAGTTGGACTTGTTGACAGTTTCACATCTAAGTTTTCCATTCTGAAGTCGAATCCTGCCGCTGGACCTGCGTAGACTGGCATCGGTGTTGACTTCCAAATATTGCCCGCAGTGGCGGGGACTATGTCTCTGCCTATAGTTTCGCGTACACTATGATACCAGACGTGCGGCATCATGACTATCGTGTTAGCTATCCACTCGTCATCTGCGATTGCGGTGATTGCGTCAGTGATGTCGGCTGTGGTTCCGCCTATCCACTTGGTTTGGTTTGTGTCTCCTGTTGATGCACTGTTCAAGGTTCCCCATCCGTCGGCTCCAGCCGCGAGGACGCTGAGTGCGTAGTCTGACGCGAGTTTGCCGATTGGCTTCGCTGCTTGTCGTACGTGCCACTCCACGAGTCCGTGTGGGTTGTCTTCGACGAGGTCTCCGCCTATGGGGATGTTGATGCCGAAACTGTTGGGCGTGACGGTTGCCTGCGTCGTTTCAGCCGTTTCACTCGACGCTATTGAGCCGCTTATCATGGGGTTTGCAATGTAGGTTTCGTCGTTGACTATGTCAACTTTCAAGTCGCCTCCTTCCCACCCGTTAACCATTTGGGCGCTGATGAGCGGGCACATGTCGGTTTCGCCAGCGTAGAACACTAGGTCGTCGTGCAACTTGTCAGGAATTAGATAGGTCGCGCCTGCTACGCCCGTGGTGCCACTTTTCATTAGGAACTCCTGCATGGGAATGGCTCTGAGGCTTTCTGCTAGTCGATAACGGATTAAGGCTTTCTGGCCGTGGAGTATGCTTGCTGTTTCTGCAGGGTCAAAGAATCCGTGCGCGTCCATGTCGGCTTCGACTTGTCTGCGTTGAACTTCTGTCTTGTCGACCATTTCCTGAATGCTGTAGTAGGGTTTGTTTAACATGGCTATTTGGCTCCTGTAACTGGGTTCACTGGATGCTGACTTGAACTTGGGTGCTCGAGTGACTGTTTGCCTTTGAAATTGGGTTTCAACTTGTCTTCCACATTGTCAACGCGCACTTCCAACTCTGCCGTTTCCTTAACCTTCTTTGCTTCAGATTCCTTCACTTGAGTTTTGAGTTTCTCGTTTTCTTCGTGAGCCTTGGTAAGTTCCGTTGTCAGTTCGGCGAAAGTCTTGTCGTTTTTGGCGTTGGTAGTTTCAGAAAGTTTCACAATTGCCTCATACTTTTTTGTTATAGATATGACAGTTTCGTCAAGTTTGCCCAGATTTTCAGTCGTTTTCGCAAGTACTGTCCTAGTGTCAGCTAGTTCCTTAATTAGCGGTTCTGCATCAGCCTTTTTGGCAAGTAAAGCTTTGGTTTCAGCCAGTTCTTTGTTTACCGATTCTGCGTCTGCCTTCTTCGAAAGTTCCTCCTTCCATAGCGTGTCGTCTTTTGGTAGGTTAGCGATGGTTTCCTTCCAGCTTGTATCATCTTTGGGAATATGTATCTCTGGAAACGTCACCGACATCGGCTTCGAAACTACATCAATGATTTCGTTCACTGTGTCAACCACTATTTTGTCGCTGTCGTTCTGCTGTTTCGTTTCAGAAAAGACTCTATTGTACTCTTCGGGGCTTGTGCCTTTGGGAACATAAAGTTCTTTGGGGTTGAAAACCAATTTGCCTATGGCAACTGCTTCCTTCAAGATTATGGTTTTAGACGGCGTTACTGTTTCTCCAAGTTTGGCTTTGCAGATTGCCCACGCGCTACTTTCTTCTTTACCATCAGCGATTAAAGCGTCTACACAGGCCTTGAGTTCAGGCGAACATGGTTCTGCAATTTTCAGGTTTTCCTTTGCAGGTGGTGTGGGTTTGACTTCAGCAACTTTGGGTTCCGTGACGACTGGCTCTTTTTGTGTGGTTTGGATAGGGGTATTTGCCTCAACTAGGCCATGTGTTGATGTTGGCATTGTCATTTTTGTTGCTTTGCCTATTGCAATGTGTGTTTCTTCTGATAATGCTGCTTTTCCACTTAGTTTGTCTTCCAAATATTGTTCATCTTCCTTCTTTTCTTTTATTAGTATTTCTACTAACCGTGAAAATCCCGTCTGCACCGTCTCCATCACTTGTATGGTTGTGTCTGCGTAGCCAGGTTCCTCGGGTGCAAGCACGAGACTTAGTGCCGTGCCAAGAATGCCATGCGGTTCTCGGGTGGGGTCTGTTTCGATGAAGTGTTCATCGTGCATGTGCTTCTGAAAGTCCTGTTCACTGTAAAATCTCATGTTGCATTTGGGACAACGGTTGTGGAGGTATGCTGCTTCTACAGATACGCCTCTGATTTCTGTGCTTTTGTCGCGTAGCATGTTGACGTAGGGTTGCTTGTTGATGTCTCCCATATATTCGAGGGCGTTGCTTTCGTCGCTGAACTCCATCCACGTCAAGTTGCCCACGATGCGTTTCGGGTCGTGGTTAATCGTGATGGGTTTGCCTACCCACGTGCGCGCGCTTCTTTTCAATTCATCGACGACGTATTTGCGGTGGTTCTTGCTTATCGCGTCGCCTTTGAGGGCTACGCCTTTTATTCGAATCGTGTTTTTGCCTGCGTCTACAACTTTGAATTCTGGGCCTGTGGCCCACTCGAAGCTTTCAATTATTTCTGGCATGTCTACGTCTCCTAGCAATGACCATGATGATCGTTCCCGTTTCTTCTAAAGTGGGTTCAAACTGTTTGGGGAGTCTTCGTCCTGCCTGAATGGAAGGCGGAACAGAAATGACAATTGGCGGCGTGACCCCTTCGGGCATGATTAGAAGCATTTTCAACGCTAAACTGGGCATTAGATTTCGTCTCCAGTTTATAATGTCATGATCATCATGTTTTCAGGGTCAGCAGGTTTCAAGTTAACCGCTAGAGAACCTAAACTGCTCAACACGGGACGCGCCTTGAACAGGGTCACGCGCCAATCAATCTTCTCGTCCAACGTGAATATGTGCGTGTAGGTTTGGTAGTCTGCTTTGGTTATGGTTAGTGTGTGAGGGCTATACTCTTGAAGCGTGTTGCCGTTGGCTTGGTTATAGTACCCTCTTGAAACTGTTTGCTGGGCGATTGTGCCGTCTGCCGCCGTGTTAACAGTGAAAACTACGTTGCCATCTTTGTCTTTCAACGTGACTGTGGCGGCGTTTATTGCCACGTTGTCTTTGTCTTTGACTTGCAAATCAAACGTGTACTGACGATATAATGTAGAACTAGCTGAATTAACGTCAAAACCCATTGCCCAAGTATCCAAATCCGCATTAACGAGATATAACTTACTATTTGTATATAACCAAAACTGAACCGCTCTCGAGCATTTTCGCGCATACAAATTAGTGATGATTGCGTCGTAAGTTCCCTGACAGAAAACAGCGTTAGTCGCATAGAAAATAGATAATTTATCCAGAGTCAAAGTTGATGATTGAGGTATCCAACCATATGAACCGCCTTGATCTAATTCAGTGTTATAAACATTAACGTTATTCAACATGATAAAGTAAGTTCTATTAGTACCTCTACAATTGTACATTTGACTGCCTGTTCTCAGATATATATCGATTATCTGAGTTAGTGCTGTAAAGGTACAACTGTAACAGTTAAGTATAGCAAAAGGTGTTCCAACCCAATAAACAGTCATAAACAACTGTTGCTGAGCCGTACCAGCCGCAGCATTAATAAAAGTGCATCCCCTGCTAGTGCTTTTAGTTGCAGCATCATCCAACACTCCAAAAGTCACAACAGCATTCGGAAACATCATAACCGTACCATCAGTGCCAGTAGTAAAACTTACACACTTATTTGTATCTGTAAAATAAGTTGTTGAACCAGTTCCTATATACATATCACAATCAAACTGGTATTCCGTTGTTCCCTGCTTCGACACTACGCCCCATTGTCCCTGAGTCAACGTGTAAGTGAAGTTTCCTCCGAAAACCGTGACCTGAGTAGTTGTGATGGTTCGCCAATACTTAGTGGTGTTGTACGTGCCGTTAGCGGTTATGGCAATGTCTTCTGTTTGAGCGGCTCCGTACTGTTCGGTTCCTACAATGTGGATGGTGCTGTCAACTGTGAAGTTCGTGACGGTGATGTAAACGTCAGCCAAGCCCAAAACATAGTAATCCGTGGGTCTGAGTGCGTGGTCAACAGCCACGGGGTTAGCGTCTGCCCCAGTAATCGCCCTAGCATGAACGTTTTCGAGTGTTCCAGCTTTGTCGGCGTTCCAAGCGTCAACGAATCCAGCGGGCGCAACAGCGGTGCCCCCTGTCACCGTTATGACGTTTGTGGTGTGGTCAAAAGTCCATGTGCCGACCAACTTAACTCCTCAAAACCTTTGTCAAGTTCCCGCTCGTGTAAGTCATAGTCAAAGTCAACAACGTTGCAACCGCTACATCCTTGAAAACAGCCGTAGCCATCGTGCCGTCAGCGTTCCAAGTGAAGTCCACCTCATTCACCACTTTAGTCGTTGCGGGGTCAGTTAAGCCGCGAAGCAAATCAGTGACAAGCACCTGATGAACAGGATCATCTGTCCCATCGGCTTTGACAAGGTACATGCATTCTGCGTGAACGTTGTTTGCTCCGACAAGGTTCTTTTTGGTTTGGAGCATCTTGCCCGCGCCGTCGGCGGGAGCCTGAACATAGTCGTCAGCCATGTCTAACCTACCGTTCTAACCGTTTAATGAGCAGTTCCAAAGCACGTTTTTCTAGAGTGTCAAGTTCTTGCTGTTCCTTGTTCAGTTGTTCAGTTAAATCCAAGATTTTTGAAAGTCTGTCACGGACTTCACCGTTTTTGACTTGAATTTCAGCTATCCGTTGCTCCAACATTTCGTATGGACTCAACGTTTTGGGTTGAGGTTTCTCGTAGACCGTGAACAAGTTTTCTTCAGTCAACTTTTTCAACTCGCACTTTTCTGTTGCTCTGGCTTCAAACTTCTATCTGCCACGCCGCCCGTAGCCTGTTCAGCCTGAGCGTTCTGGTTTGCTTGAATCATCTTCTGGTCGAACATTTTCTGTTGTTTCGCCTCTTCCTCTTTCACCCAAGCGTCGAACTCTTCCAAAGGAACGCCAAGTTTCTTCGCTGCGAACCGTGGAGGCACAATCTTACTTGCGACCAACTTCGTGTAGTAGTCAGCCAAGTCAGGTTTGAACGCTTCTGCGCCAGTGAAGTTGACGGTGGGACAGTCTTTAACGCTGAAACCTCGCCCTTCAAGGAATGGCTTGTAAACTTCGGTTTCTAACTTGCGTTTGAACAGTCGTTGCATGGGCACGATTAGGTTGGCGCGTTGCTGAATCATCATTTCCTTGCTCGAAGCGTAAGTGCTTGAGTATTGGAAGCTGACGGGCGGCGTCATCAAACCGTCTACGAGTTGCTGTTTCAAGAAGATGAGGACGTCATTGAGATTCCGAACTTCTCTATCGCCTGTTCCGCCACTTTTATGTTCAATCGGGTAACTTGTGATGAGGTATTCGCCTGGCTCCCAATTCTTTGCTTTCGACTTGATGGCTTCTATGTCTGAGCCAAGGGGGATGTACTGGCCGTCGCCGACTTGGAACATTTCTTTTGGAAACGCGTTTTTGTGCATGAACTCTTTAATGTCAGTTTCAAGTTGCTCAAGAATTTCAAACTCGGTTTCAAGTCCGACTAGCAATCCTGTTCCGTAGGGCCACGAGGTTGACGTGACGTTCCAACTTATATGAACTATTTCTGTCGCGTCCCACTCGGGGCCGCTGTATCCTTGGCGCCAACGTGTGATTTCGCCTATATCATCTTTTGCGGCAGGTTCAATCTGTTCCTGCTGGGGCAACAGTCTGAAGTCAAATTCAGGATCCGACGTTTTCTCCCAGAAGACACTTCCATTTTTAGCTAGAAGGATGGCACTCTCGTAAATCATTATGTCCAAGCCAACATCAACATTCAACTGGTTACAAGCATCCTTTGCGTCGGTGGTTCTTGGGTATGGTTGACCCGCGTCGTCCGTTACTGGCGTGAGGAAAAGCCCTTCGGCCATAACTTGACCCGCAATCGTGCGCAAACAGGCTTTGGCGAGTGGATGCCGCTGGTCTATTGAATCGTAATACTTACATCTGCCTGACCATGACAATTCGCCAGGACTGATTCGTCTGGCTTTGCTGGAACTTCCAGTGGCGACGAAGCCGCCTCTGAACTTTTCTCGCAAATGAAAGTTTGGCCATTTCACCTTAAGTCAACTCTTTCTGCAAAATTTGCAGGGGGTTTGATGAACCAAGCAACAAATTTTCTATGTATTTCAGCAATTCTGTTGGATAGAAATGGAGGACATTCAGCATGAGATCCATGTTCTTGTAGTTCATACTCAAGGTCATCCGCAATTTCATTCAAGGAATCTGCAAGTGCTTTTTGGCATGTCTTAAGCTGAATATCTCGCAGAAGGCGTTGAGTAAATTGATTGAGGGGAAATCTGCCTACCATCTTGTCTTTCAATTGTTGTCTAACCAAAAGAGGTAAAGTGTTGACATCTCGGTCAATAAATGCAAGCACTTCGTTCCACTGTCTGTCATCTTCAAAAGTTGCAAAGTGTCTAGTCCCACCGTTAGGTGACGTCCAGATATTTTTCGTACCTTCATTTGGGACAGTTTCCTTGTCTATAATAAAAGTATCCCTATCGGTCCAAGTTATGTTAACCCAAATCATTTTCTTTGCTTCACTTTCCTAGAAACACGAATCCCTGCCTATGCTGCCCCACGGTTTCCCGCGTCACAATCTCCACCGCGTCCAATGCGTCGTCATGTTGTCCTCTGGGAAACTGGACCCATTCGGTCCAGAACTCCGTCTTCATGTTCAACAGCGGATTCACTAGGATGCGGCTGCCCTCAAAATGGCTGCTCATAGGAATAAACCGCGACTCTTTATCTTTGACGGTTTGGCTCGTGACGATTGGCAAACCCTTCAACTCGGGAAGATAGGTTAAGATTTTTTGGAAGGCGTTGGTTTCCACGTAGATTTTGGCGTATTGGTTCATGTCGTGCAGGTGTTGCAACTTCCTAAGAAAATCGGGGAAGGCTAGGGTTTCGGCCCACACGTCTTCAAGGTACGCTTGGCCTGATTGCTTGTCGATGCTGAGTGTTGCGACTGATTGCATGTCGCCCTCGCCAAGGGCGGGATCCACGCCTGCGTAGCGCATGTTCGTGGTCTGTGGCGGCGTGGTCCATTCGTGAAGCCATTCGCTTTTGAGCAGGTCGCCCTCCATGCCTGTTGGGTCGTTTTGGTATTGGCAGTTAAAAATTATTGAGCCGACTTGTTTGCGTCTTTCCTCAAGCTTTTCAAGAGTCCAGTATTCGGGCCACAGTGGCGTGCCGTCTTTGGTGATGGATTGTTTGACGTCGTGCGGCCACGTTTGCAAGAGGTCGTCGTAGAGGTCTGCGTAGCTCCAGCGGGTTCCGATGACGATGATGGCGCCCCAAGGATAAAGCGTTGGGTACAGTACCTTGTTGAACCAGAGTTGAACCTTTTCTATTTGGAGTCGGGTGCGGACGTTTTCTTCGTCGATGATGTCGTCGCACACGATAAGATCGCTTCTTCCTCCCGTGATAGGCCCGAGCAAGCCTGACGCTTTGATCGTGGCGTTTTTGCTGATTTCTTTTCGGTTGATGATGATTTCGTGGCTTGTCCACCTCTTCGGAATCTCAGGCCTTAACTCGCCAAAGATTTCTATGAATCGTTCGTCACTCTCGATCCGCGTCAGAATCGCTGTGAGAATTTCTTCGGCGAGGCTCGCCGTCTTCGTTACAATGTTAATGTGAATGTCAGGATAATTTCCGATGAGCCACGACACGTAGTTAACCGTTGTTGTCTCCGTCTTCGCGTGGCCCCGAGGCCACAGCAACACGAAACGTTTCGTAGCGTCAGGCGCGCTTTTCAAGGGACTAAACTTGTGCTGCAGAAAATCGTACCATTCCACTTGAAACTGAGCGTTACTGTACCCCATCAGTTCAGTGAAGACTTTCAGGTCGCTTCTTGCCGCTGTCGATTTGATTAAGGAACCTTGCTGCTTTTCTAACTGCATCGAGGTCTGACTCGTCGCCCTTCACCTCCACACGTTCCACCTTCAGTTCCTGCGCCTGCCTCGGCAAATCGCCAAGGCTTTGTAAGAGTTCACTTTGATCAACAAGAATCTCCCGCAAATTCTTCATCGCACCGTTATACTGATGCCAAAACCCCTTCTCCTTCAACCGCTCAATCGCCGCCCAACACTCATCAATATACGCCTGAAACTGCCCCGTAACCACCTCGCGAAGCAAACTCACATCTTCCAAACCAAGCAAGTCGCCGAGCCAGCCGCCCCGCCGCGCCCAATCAACGTTCAAAGCATAAATGGAAACACCATATTCCACAGCTAAAGCCTCCTCCCTCTCCCGAACGTCCCGACCATCCTTATGAATAAGAAACAAACGACGACGACGCTCAAGAACCCGCGTGCTATTCTCAATGACCTTAGATTCACTCAAAGTTCAACCACCAAACCACATTTTCATTACGCTACGCCTACTACCTTTACGGGCACAATAATTGAAACATTGAAGGTTTTGACGTGCCCAGTACCTAGGGACCCTGCTGTTGACTATTGTTATCATGCTTGCCATACTATGCATTGTTGTTATCATACTATGTGCTGTTGTTGTGCTGATCAGTCACTACTACAGCGTGACACTATTATGAGTTAGTTGTTAGTGGTGTGTTATTGTAACTCGGTGGGGAATTGTGCTTCGCGGGCGGAGCACACTGTCAAGACTCACGACTTGAGAAGCCGCAGTCAAACAAGGCGTGCTCTAGGGCCCGGGTTAAGCGCGTGACTTCTAGTTCTAAGAAGCCAAGACGATTCTGCTTTCTTAACTCATCGCCTTTATGGCTTGCGCGATACCTCTGCATCTGTTTGGCTTTATCCTCTTTTCTTGCATAGGGCATAACTATTCATCTCAGTTACTGTTAGGTTGCTGGTTGCAGCGTTCTTGTTCTGCAGCGTGATGTTGTTACTGTTGCCGGTTACTGATTGTTGTCTGATGTCTTACGAGAGTAACTGACAGTTGTCAGTTGACACAGTGTAAAGGTGTAACAAACACACCACTACAAGTTAATTGTTACTGGTGTAAACAACACACCCACACTACGCCAAGTTGCTGCCACACTATCAACCTGTGAGTTAGATAAGAAGCATGACAGCATAAAGACACCATTACAAATTAGTTGTTAGCGGTGTAAACTCTATACCCCTACTGATTAATTAGTAACACACACTACCCTTGTCGCCGTCAATGTTGTGAGGGGGGTGTCTTGCACTTCCAACATTTGGTAAACTGGAGTAGGTTGTAGTTTCCGCATTTAGGGCATTTCCAAATCATGTGGTTTCCTTCTTAGCTGTGGTTATCCATTCTATTATGTGGGGTATGTGTTCTGACGCGTTTTCTAAGGCTTTTTGGACTGTTGGATTTTTGGATTGTCTGTTTAGTCGGTTGATTTCTAGTTCGAGTTCGCATGCGGTTTGGATGAGTTGGTCGAAAGTCAACGTTTTGGGTGTGTCAATGTTTGGGTGTTTGAGGCATGCCATAAGGTAACCTTTTCATTCGAGTAGGATTCTGCCGCCGCAGTTTTCGCAGATTGTTAGGTTTGGGTAGTGTTTCAGTTTGGGTTTTTGGCATTTGCAGATGTGTTTGTAGGTGGGAGTCATGGGTAGGGTTCAACCTTGCTTCTGAGCAGCAGTTTGCCGTCCAACGTTACGAAGTCAACGTGATCGTCGAAGTGCAGTTCATAGTGCGGTTCTGGGTCGCTTCTGCGAATGATGAGTCTGGGTTTTTCAGTCATGGTTCTGCGCCTAGTAGAAGAGGTTGTTCCAGCATTTCAAGTGATAATGAATCCTCTTGCCGTTTCCTCTTACTCTTCTTGCAACTATGATTTCGCCTATCGTGAGTAAACCGCCACACTTTCTGCATTTCAGAGTGAACCCTCGCTTTTTGAGCCTTAAATATGTGGCTTGTGAAAGTTTGATGTTACAAGTCATAGTTTTGCGCCGCCGATACACAAGGCAGGGACGAAAGGAGAAGAATGATTGTTCATAGAAGATTCTCATGTGCCAGCGTTTACGCACCTTCCCACGTTTGCTTGAACAGTTTCCAGAATTTTTGGAGCAGATGAAATTTCCAAGTGAGAATTAATGTGGAGAGGAAAGTGGTTATGCTGATGGCGATGGTTATTGTTAAGTTGCCAGTGAATTGGTAGCCGAAGAACCCTAGGACGAAAGCAAGTATTAATGATCCTTCTGGGAACGGACTGATCATGACGAAGAGGATGGCTCCGCATATTACGAGGATTAGGGCCCGTTTGAGTTTACACAGTTTCGCCGTTGAGGCTGAACCCCCATGTAGGCCAAACGGTTGCTGTCAGTGGGATTGTTAGGTTGAGCCAGCCTTCAACTTCATAGTTTGGTTCTAAGAGAGTGTTGTTTGCTTGCCATTCAAGAGTCCAGTCTGCGGGCAGGCCCGTTGTGGTTATGGTGACGGTTAAGTTGACGTTGCCAATGTTGACGACTGTCAGATTGCTGAAGGTTTGAACTGTGCCCTTCTGGCATGTGCCCCAGTCAATCGTTGTTCCGTTAGATTTCAGGGTGCCGTTGAGGTACATGGCTAGGCCGTAACTTGTGATTGTGCCATCTTGCGGATAGTAGTAGTTTACGGCTGTTTCAGCGGCGATTGCGCCTGCCAAGAAGAAAGCTAGGATTAGGCCTGAATATTTTATGAGTCGGTTCGTTCCTAGTGTACCTCCATCTTTTTTATCGTCCCATCTTCCGTAATTTGCGGTCAATGTAAGAACTGCGTTTCTTCTTTTCAGGTTGAAGTAATGCGGTAAACCATAGCGCGCGCGTGCTGTCGGTACTATCTGTAGCCAGTTCTACTCTTACCACTGTATTGTCTGTCGCTGCTGAATCGTTGATTAACCTAACTGTTGATGTTTGTTCGCTCATTCTATTGTCTTTCCTATTTTGTTGCTCGTTCAGTCATGTAAATCAGTTTGCTAGTCTTGATGAGTTTCCACTTGTCGCTCCATGCTCGCTTATAGTGATAGTTTAGACCGCAAGTGTCGCAGCGCATTATCATCCAGCCTCGGCGTTCGTCCTTCTCATAAAGAGTGAGTTCTTTGTTGCATTGAATGCAGTTCAATCGTGATGTCCCCCAGTGAAGAACAAAAGCCACACGGAAACCAGAATCACGGGAACCATGTAACCCCATATTGGGATAACCCAGAAGGGCGTGTAAAGCATAAGTTCCGTCCAGTGGTCTTTCGCAAAGTTTCCGATGCTGATGCCGATGAGCAGGAATACAAGACCAAATCGGAGGATGCCTCTGATGCCTAAGATTATTTCCATTTACTGCACCGTAGGTTGCTGCACGGGAAGGCTTTCAGCAACGGCCTTAATGCGTATCAGCGCGTTGTACTCGTCTCGCACTCGTTGTGCTTCCAAATTCGCCGTTGAAAGTTCAGTTTGAAGAGAGGCAATTTGAGTGTTTAACTGCGCCGTGTCTGCCACCTGCTTCGTGAGTTCGTTAACCTTTGTTTCTAAAGACACGATTCTACCGTCTTTTTGAGTTAGAAGAGCATCGGCTTGGCTGAGAATATCGTTTTGCTTTTGACTCGCATCTGCACTTATTTGCTCCTGCTTTTTTGAGGCCACTGAATGTATGGCGACACTTGCAACTACGCCTGCGACGGCTGTTGCTGCCGTGGTGAAGAGGGGACTCGTTGTGACTATCTTTTCGACTGTGCCTATTCCAGTGGTGATGTAGGGCGTGACGGCTGGGATTACGCCGTAGAAGTATGCGCCTGCACCTGCAAGCGCGGCGCCTACGCCTACTAATGTTTCTTTTATCATAGTTTTACTTCCAAAGCTTCAAGAATATTCACGTCTGGAACTGTAAAGTTAAAGTCGGAGGCTATGCTTGTGAGGCTGATGTACTGCTTAATCGGAACGAGCACCGTGTGATTGGCAACGCCCTCGCGCCTAGCATTGTCCTTCGCTTTTGTGACTGTGGAGATTGCGACGAGTTGTTCGGTTGGAAGCCAACTGTAAACAGCGTCTTTCTTGGCTGGTAATGATTGAAGGTATCTGAGGCTTGAATCGCGTAGTATGGATAGGACTTTACTGCTGCGTTTGAACACGTAGCCGTCGCCGTCGGTGAGGCCGTACCAGAAATGCTCAAGCTTCATTCTTGCAACTCTGGTTTTTTATACATCCGTCACATACCCAACCAAAGAAAGGCATATAGCCACTTGACCTTTTAGGGCAATCAGAACATACAGCGGTACTTGTTTGAGTTGTCATGAGGCGAACGTTCCTAGATAGTTGATGAGTTCAACGTAGCTTTGCGCCCAATACTTCGGAATACGCAGGTTCACTTCCATCTCAATCTTGTCCTGCCCGTCAGGCCACTTCTGAGGTTTGCCCTGCGCATCTTTGGCAACTTTGACGAAGCTGGGGAAAAACTTGAGTTGCATGTTCGGGTTGCGTTGCTTCTCAAACTTCAGCAAACTCGTAGTCTGAGGAAAGAACGTTTCCATGAAACTTTGTATGCCCTGCCCCGTTGTGTCGTCTAGGTCTATGCCCATTTCCTGAGCGTAAGGCATCAGTTTATCCCACTTCGTCACCACAACCGCAATAGCCTTAATCGGTTTGCCCTTACTGTTCTCCTTGTAACTCATGATGTCCTGCGCAAAATTGTAGAGGTTCGCGTCTGGATCAACGCTGATGCCGCTGACTTCTTCGTCTTCAGTTTCCTTCTCCAGTTGCAAACCGTCTTGAAAGGCTAGGGCCCGGGACGCTGGTGCAATGAGAACGTAGCCTTCGCAGTCACGCACGTAGTTGATTAGGTTTGAACTGATATTGTACGCTTCTTGCGACGTGGGATCTCTGCGGCGATGCTGAATTGACTGGATCATTGATTGGAGTTTTTCGCCTGCCAAGTCGCAGATGGGAATGTTGATTTGTTTGGAAGTTCCGAATCGTGCGCCCCAGCGACATAGTAGTCCGTCTTCATGCCGTTCTGCGCTTGCCGCGTCAGTTTTAGGTGGAAAGTGGCCCGTGCGCATCTTGCTAACGTAGTCAATGATGTTTGTGCTGCCCGGCAGGGTTCGACACGCAAAGTTCGGAAGCAAATGGCTTAGTGTCTGCGAAGTCAAAACTAAAAGAGTGGAGACGGTGGTTTTGCCGCTTCCAATCGTGCCAACCATAGCAAACTTCGTCTTGAACTTGAACGTCTTGCTCAGCGGCTCAACCTGCGTCGGCTGTGACTTTCTGAATAGCGGTTTGAATATGCTCAAGTTGGGGTCTCTTCTTTAGGTTTAACTTGCTCAATGCTTTGAGGCAATTCTGGTTCTGGACCGCCCCGCAACGACGCGGAAGCCGTTGTGATTGTCTTTGAACCGCTCAGTGGCTTCCAAATGTACTTTTTCAAGAGCACAAGCCACAACACTGTGAAGCCTATGCCAACGCCAAAGAATACTGCGGCTGCTTGCGCTAGGTTGGCTGAACCCCACGCCATCATGCCTGTCATGAGTCCAGTTACGCCGTTTACGATGCTTGCGCCAACCGTGTTCACGCCGAAATCATAAACTGTTGCACTGAAAGGTGGCGAATAGGCACATGCCACAGCAATAGCAAGGGCGACGATCAGCACGATTATGACGAACCACGCGAGTTTTCTCATTTACTTTTTCACCTCCGCAGCCTTAATGCCACGGAGAGTTTTCTTCTTTTTCTGCTTCATTCAATCAATCCCCCTTTTGTTTTTGTTAATGTTGAATGCTTCCCGTTCCCCTAGAATCCGTTAAAACTTCGCCCCGTTCGTACCTTGCCGCAAAATGGTAGATGACGCCTTCAGGAAACATTGGCGCCAACTCAGCCGCAAGCCGTTCGGCGGTTAGCATGTTGATGGTTTCAGCGATTTTGACGTCTTGAAAGGCGAATCGTTGCACTATTTTTCTTGCTTCTCGACGCTGCAACCTTCGCTCTTCTGCTTCTAGGCTTCGAGTGTGTTTGCTCATTCGCCACGTTTCCTTCTCAGGGTTACACGGCAACTGAATCTGGAAGAATAACGGTGTATATGGTGTCTTAAGCTTTAAAACTTGCTACATCTCACATACATACCCCAAACCTTAAATAC